CACCACCAACCACAACGATGTCAGCAATTTTGCAGACAAGATCGTGGCACTCAAGAGACGTAAGCTTTCTACCCGCAGCTCCCTGAAAAAGCTCAACAGAAAAGTTAAACAAGTCAGCAAGAGGCTGCGGTCCACTAGCTCTACCTCCAAAGGTCTTTAGCCTAGCACCAGCAGGACGTACTTTAGTTAAGTCACACTTAGGTATTTTACCTGCATATAATAAACTAATCAGTTCTCTAAACGCACTGGCCCAACCTATCTTACTATCTGCTACAACAATAGTTGTTTCTGTTTCATGAAAACTATCTGCTACTACAGGTAACTGAGTTACATAATCACGTTCAACGCTAAAACCTACACCAGTTCCATTTAATAAAATATACATTAACTCATCAAAAGAACGTGGACTGTCAATAGGTAAATAAGAGCAGTTAAATCCTGCTACGTTGTCTCTTTCTAGAGCTGGCCCTGCGGTCATCATGCAGCGCATAGATGGCATAACTTCCATATTTAAAATAGCTGTATAGATTTCTCCTTGTTCTTCTATTGTTAGCTTGTCTTTCCAAAAGTCAACGTATCTTAAGACTGTTTCATTCCAAGTTTCTCTACGTTGTTCTTCGTCTAGGTATCTAGCATACCTACTTTTGTGGATGTACTGTTGATACTGATCCATATCTTTCTTCAAACTCCTTTCTTAAAAAACTTATATTTCTTATCCTGTACTCTGAGTATCTTAATACAGGCATCTCTTTGTAAAATGCTTTTTCATCACAATATTCAGCATACATAAGCTGACAAAACAATTCAAAGTTTTCTTTATTCATAATATAAAGCAAACAATAAAATACTAATTGTTAAAGCATTAGCAACTAAAACAATTAATCTTTCAAAGATAATATTTGTTACTTTTACTGGGGTGTCTGACGGAAAGTTAATTAAAAACTTTACGTATATTGACAAGTTCAACGCATATGTAAACACTAAGTTTACTATAGGTATAATTAAAAACATTGTCTGTGGATATATGAAATAGACTAAGCAGCTAAAAATACCTACTAAAGAAAACCAAACTAATTCATCTTGAGGTAGATATCTTCTTAAAGTGAATAAAAAATTCATTGCAAATCCTTCATAATATTTTTATAATCTTCCAGTTCTAATTCTTCTTTTCTTATTTTCTTAGAACTTTTAAATGTCTTAGTTTTCTTGTTTGCTTTTTTCTTCGTATACTTAGCCCTCCTTTCATCTTTTCTATCTAGGTAATTGTTATTCATTTTTTTCTAGGATCTCCATCAATCTTTTTTCGTACCACTCTGCTTTCTTTAGATCCTCTATCCCGTTCTTGTAAGGATACCTCCAACGATACTTCAGGCTGTTTCCGCGTAAGTACCCAATAAACTCTTCTTTGGTTAGCATTGCTTCGATTCCGTCGATGCACTCGATGTCTCCTTTGTTGTAGTGTACAGGATTATTAACAGGATCTAACAAAGCATTTACTGCTCCGTACTTTTTTATGCTATCTCTAACAGAATCCCACTCATCAATTGCAGCATTATCTATAGATTTATTTTTCATTCTTCCATTCCTCTGGAAAATTCTTTTCTGAATACCAACGTATATTATTTTTTTCAGCCCACTCTGCGTGGCTAAATTTGGTTCCATCTTTGCGACGACGCGTGTGAGGCATCGGAGCAAAAGGGGAAGCAAATATAAAAACTAATTCAGAATCTTTAGGTAAACTTTTACTTATCCAAATATATTTACTATACTCTGCATGATCCCAAAATCTACCTTTAGCTTCTAAGTAAATTTTTTTACCTTTAACTACTTTAATAAAGTCTGGAGTATAGCTATGCTCTACAGTGTACTTAATTTTTTCTGTATGTATTTTCCAATTCTTTAATAAAGACTTGTGTAACTTTGCTTCCCACTTGGAGTCATAACCTTTAGGAATATCTTTTTCTATAGGTCTTTTAGCTCTAGGCTTTCTACGCATTTTGAATATCACTTAATGTAACACTTAAGATTGTTTTATCAGGATTACCTTTTAAAACTTTTTTAATCTTTTTACGCATCCATTTATATGTATAAGCGTTTAATCTTCTTTGCCCCATAACAGAAAAGTATTGTTCCTTAGGAAGCATTTCTATTTTTTCTGCGTTAGTTACTTCATTATCAGGCAAGATAGATTCTAACCACTCCATCAATAACTGATAAACTTTATAGTTCATTTGTTGCTTTTTACTTTTTATAACCATACTTCTTCTACTTTAGGCTCACTAACTATTTTCGTAAAGTAAGTTAAACCTTTAGAATATTTAAACACTCTAAGGTTAGGGTAGCATCTAAACTTGTGAGGACAATACACACAATTTTTAGCAAGCTTCATGTTACCTGCTTTGCCTTCTGGCACAGGTTCATAACATAAATCAGGAGGTGTATCACTTGCTAAAGAGTTTTTAACTTTAGTAATTAAGTTATGACTATTAGGTTTATCTAGTTCATCAGGTCTGTACAAAACTAATTCACCTGACTCTTTGTTAATTACTAAGAACCCACCTTCACTAGAACCTTCTGCTTCTTCATAACCTGACAGCTGTGCAAGATATCCAAAAGGATCATCAGATGCTAGCGTTCCATTTTTAAATTTATTAAAAGCAAAGTTAGAAGCTGTCTTAATATCTATTACTTCGCCATCAATCTTACAATCAATGTGGCCTTTAACACCATTAAGAGTTACTTCTTTTTGTTGGTCTGTAGCTTCATGTCCTGCTAAATCTACTAAAAATAATAAAACTTCTTCAAGTATATGACCATACAAAAATTTAATAGGTAAAAAAGGGCTTTGTTCTTTTTGATTAACTCCATACTTAGCGTCATACCACATACGTCTAAGTGGTTTACCTATGTTAGACATTCTAACAGAATTAGGATTAGACTCTTGAGCAGTACGCCAATGACGTATTACATCTTTAATACGCTCTCCAAAATGCTCTATTAATTCTTCAGATATTTTTAAACTTTTACCATTGTTTAATGGCTTTAAACTTTTATAAATATCATCTACTAAGGTGTTTATTTTTTTCATGCTCTATGCTTAATGAAACGACACTTTCTTGTCTTAGAGTTGTAATGTAAATACTGAACATTTAAATTCTTTTGTTCTTCTGTTTTACCTGAAAGCCTACCATCTTTGTAAGATTTTACATCTATTAATGTTAGCTTTCCATTAGGATCTAAAGCTATAATATCTGCTGGTCCTGTACATCCGCAGTTCTTAAAAACATGGAAGCCTTCATCCCACAACCATGTAATAGCGTAATGCTCTGCAAGATCTCCAATCCTACTAGGACTGTGTTTAATGTGTTTCACTCCAGTTGTCTCCTATTTTGTATTCACCATCTAAAGGACAACGTAAGTTAAAAATATCTGTAACATCTTTAATACTTTGAACTCCTGCTTGTCCTACTAATTCAGCATGTTCGTTTAAAGTTTCAATCTGCCATTCATCATGTATGTTAGCAACAAAGTGAGCTTGATACGAATTCTTTTTTATTTCATCGTATAATAATACTAAAGCTTGCTTCATTACAACAGCACCAGCACTTTGAAGTAAAGTATTTAAAGCAGAATGTTCGTGCCTTACCTTTACTTTACGTCCGTCTAGTCCTTTAAGATAGCCTTTTGTTGACGCTCTTTCAACTCTATATTTAAGATTTGCAAGTGATGAGAAATTATTGAGAAAACGTTTTCGTAATTCTTTACCATCTCTTTTATTTCCTCCGACCACTTCTCCAAGTCTTGCATCTCCTGCGCCGTATAAGAACGCATAGATGAAAGTCTTAGCCTGATTTCTTGATTCAAGTCCTGCAAGTTTTTGATTGCTGGCGTGTATGTCTCCGTTGAGAATTTCATTTGTAAACTCCTGATCATTTAAATAATGAGCTAACATTCTTAACTCTAATCCACTAGCATCTATACCTACTAATTTGTGTTGCTCTGGTACAATCCAGCAAGACCTACACTCTTTTCCATAAGGACTATAAACAGCAGGTATCTGTGCCATATTAGGTTTAATATGACTCATACGTCCTGTCACAGTACCATTAGAAATAGCATAGCCATGCACTCTACCATCTTCTTTTAAATTTTTAAACCATGAATCAACTTGTGCTATTCTTTTCTGAAGTAACAAATAAGTAGAAATCAACTCTGCTTCAGGTATATTTTTAACAGTAGCTAAAGTACTTTCATCTACAATTGGTTGACCTGTTGGAGTAAACTTTGTAGGAACCCAGCCAAAATCGTTTAGGTATTCACCT